AGGCAGGCAGTACCAAAACCTGATGCGTATTGTGCGCCACTATTCGCAGGGCAAGGTCACGCTCGAACAGGCGCGCACGATGCTGACCGCTGGCTTCGGCCTCAACCCGGAACAGGTTGACCAGCTACTGGGCGTGAAAGAGCAGGCGTTCACGGATGAAGCTGATGAGTTGGAGTTCCTTGCGCAAGTCGGTCAGCAGTTCGGTGAGGCGCGTGAAAGCTTTGAGGTGCTGCAAGAGCGCGAATTGGACTTCAACGAATACGGCGAGGCGGAGTTCTTCATGCAGTTTGCCGTTTCCGACCAAGATAAGGCGCTGGACGACAAAATCGTAAAATATAGGCGCAAGCGCGAGGATGCCACGGTAGAAGAAATGGCCAAGGAGTTCGGGGTGAGCAAAGCGCGCATCCGCAAGCGCATCCAATATCTGTTGCAGGTCAACAAGTACCCATTGAAGCGCGGTATCGGTGAGGCGACCAAAGAGGAGAAAGTGCCTGAACCTATCGTCGAGGTGCGCTATCGCTACGACTGGCGGCCTGAATATCGTGGGTTGAGCAAGGCAGAAGGCTACGACAAAAGCCGCAAGTTCTGCCAAGTCATGATGGACTTGAGCAGCGCACGGTTATACACACGCGATGACATCAACCAGCTAACGGCGCTGATGGGATATAGCGTTTGGGAGCGGAGAGGCGGATGGCTGACACTGGAAGATGGCAGGCACCGGCCAAGTTGCCGCCATATGTGGGTGCAGCAGTTGGTAATCAAAAAAGGTACACAAGTTGAAAGAATCGTCGAATGAGCAAGGCACTATTTATAAGCGAAAATACGCTGATCGAAAACTCCGTCATCAGCGAGAACGTAAGCTACACACAGCTACGCCCTACCATTGTCAAGGTGCAGGAGATGCACATTCAGCCAGCGGTGGGATCGGCGCTATACGCTGAACTCGTGACGCAGGTCATAGCGGGCAATTTATCGGCGAACAACACGACGCTGATGCAGACCTACATTCAACCAGCAATCATCCAGTGGATGTACTTTGAGCTGCCGATGGTGCTGGCGTTTAAGTTCATGAACAAAGGGATGGATCGGCGCAGCAGCACGGAGTCAACGTCAATGAGCGAACGTGAGATGACGCGCTTGATGGACAAAAGCCGCGACGATGCGGAGTGGTACACCGAGCGCATCACGCGTTATTTGCAGGAGAACCACACGCTGTTTCCGCTATTCGATAATCCTCCTGTCGCCATTGACACGATCTACCCAGCCAACAGCGCATATCAGACTGGCATGGTGCTGGGGCGCAGGGGCAGGTATCGCGATCCGCTAGACTACCCGGAAAACAGACGCAACTACTTTTAATGGCGCATAGCAAAAACATAAACAAACTAAAGCAATTTTATGAGCAGTTGGGTGACAATCAAAAACGACCTGATAGCTTTCGCGGAGTCGCACCTGCAGCTGAACGCGGTGGGTTTCGGCGATCCGCTGGCGATCGGCACGGACAACGTGATCAACCTGCGGACAACCGACAGGGATAGGGTTATCTACCCGCTTTTGTTCGTCGATGCGCAGAGCGCGTCAATGCCTATTGGCGCGACTAACCTAACCGTCAGCGTGCTTGTGATGGACAGGGTGGCAGACCTTCGCGGCGTGGATGCGACGATCAGTGGCAGCGTCGTCTACCGGTGGACTGACAACGAGGATGAGGTGTTAAGCGACACCCTGCGTATCATGCAGGACTTCGTCGCGGAGTTCACCGATGACCCTGACCGCGACTACACGATCACAGGCGCGGTGAGTGCTACGCGCTTCGTGGAGGCACGCGATGACAAGGTCGCAGGGTGGCAGGCTACGGTCGTGTTTGAGTTGCCATTCAGCCGCAACGTCTGCCAAATACCGACGCGTTAAAAACACGATTACAGAATTGCATAGAATCAGGCAAAACGATATTTACAACTAAAGAAAAATACAATGAATTTAGGACAACAAATGGATGCGCTGCTTGGGCGCGGAATGGCAGCCGAAGTGCTGGCAGTTGGCGCAGGCGCGGTTTCATCGGTGACAGGTCGCACCTATGACGTGTTGGTCGTCAATCAGGAGGCGAAGTTTACGACGCTCACGGATAGCAACGGAACGAATATGATGACTGCGGTGAGTGGTGGTGGCATCGGCTTATTTCCTTCTGGTCAGGCGTTCAGTCCGGGTATGATCATAGCCGCCAACAACGGACGTAGGATCGCCGCCGTGACGCTGAACGCAGGCAGTGTGATCGGATATTCGATGCAGGGCGTAACCATCGTAAGCGCGGTCTGATGGCTTTAGGCATTGGCTACGGCTTGCCGTTTGTCGCGCAACACGGCACGAATCCTTACAAGACGCAGTGGGCAGCAGCGCTTGAAGGCGCGAAGGGCGCAGGTGCTACTGTTGAAGATGAAAACGCTGGGACAGGCAGCTGCTTGGTGGCACGCGGTCAAGAGGCTTACACTGACGGTCTGCCTGCAACGCCATCGCTGCTGATCGTTCCGCAATTCTACAAGGCTGGCAACCTATACCAAGACGTGCCTCCATTTGTGGCGGAGGACAGCACGATGCGGTTCGCCGTCAGCCGCAACACAACGGCGACGCGCGTGAATAGCAGCGGGTTGATTGAGAGCGTAGCCAGCGGAGTGCCGCGCATCGATTGGCTAGGGCAGTCGTGCCCTGGGTTGTTGGTCGAGCCGAGTGCGCAGAATCAAGCCTTGTGGAGTCGCGACCTATCGGTGAGTGGCACGTGGGCGGCAAGTGGCATCACGGCAGTGCGCAACGCCGTTGGCGCTGATGGTGCTGCATCAGGATCAACGACGCTTACATCCACGGCGGCAAGTGCGACGATAACTCAAAACATATCGCACGCCTCGCAGTCGCGTATTTTCTCGGCGTATATGCGTAGAGTTTCAGGGACTGGTCAAATTCAGCTAACCACAAACGGCGGCACAAATTGGCAGACCGTAACGTTGACAAGTGCGTTTGCTCCGTTTAATAGTGGAGCGCAAACCGTGGCATCGGGGCAGGTAGGAATACGGATGATTGCAAGTGGTGATGTTATCGAAGTCGACTTTACACAGGCAGAAGTTGGCCCTGTTCCTACATCGCCAATCCCCACAACGACAGCAGCAGTCAGCCGTGCCGCCGACGTCATCAGCGCATCGGGTGCGCTCGTCAGTGGCTTGATAGGCCAAACGGAAGGGACGATGTATTTTGAAGTATCGGATATCAAAGGTGTTATTACGGGAACGGGCAATCCTGCATTAATGATAAGAAATTCAGCGTTTACTAATTGGATTGGATTGACTTCAAATATTATTGCAGCACCATTTAGAATCACTGTCAGGTCAACTACAACCACTTTAATAAATTACACATCCGCAATTAGTGAAGGAAAAGTTGCAATCGCATACAGCGCAAACGGTGCGGTTGTATATGTTAATGGATCGGAAGTAGCATCAACTGCTACAAATCCTAATTTGACATTAAATATAGTGGCGATGGAGCAATACATGCCTTTCAAAGTTGAATCATTGGCCCTCTACACCACCCGCCTCACCGATGCCCAACTCGCCGAATTAACCCGACTATAAATGGCTACCTTCCGCAAATACGCCTTCCCCAACAAAGCGACATTCACCGCGCTACCAGTGCCGCAAGGCTTCGCAGTGCCGCTGGGTGAAATAGAGGGCACTTACTGCGTCGACATTCTTTGGGATGCAGAGCCGCAAGCCGACTACCTGCCCTTCGAGTGCTGGCCTCCGCCTGTCGGGGTGCATACCTTCCTTGGCTGGGATGACCAGTACGGCAAAGACTACACCGAGCGCGACGACGTATCTAACACACTAAACGAAGATTAACAATGATCGACTTCCTCAAATCAATCGGCATCAACCTCGGCCTGACCATCGCTGGCTTCTTCGGCGCACTACTGCTCGCGCCAAAGATGAAGAACTGGAAAATGCAGCTGATCGCCGTCCTTTCAGGCACGTTATCCGCAACCTACATCGCGCCTGTGATCATCGGCATCCTGAACATTAAAGCGCCGAACATCGAGTACGGCCTCGCCTTCATCGTCGGCTTTTCAGGCGTCAAGATCACGGAGGTGCTGGAAGTGCGAATCTTGAAGCTACTCAAGACACCAACCAAACCATAGCCATGAAAATAACCCGACACGCAGCGAATGTTCACACCTTCGACTGCGAAGGGAGGGAGGCGGAGTTTCTGCTCATCAGCGACCTGCATTGGGACAATCCACACTGCGATCGTGATCTACTAAAAAGCCACCTCGACGAAGCTGTGCGCCGCAACGCCAAAGTCATCATGAACGGCGACACCTTCTGCCTTATGCAAGGCAGAGGCGATCCACGCAGGGGCAAGGATGAGATACGACCGGAACACAACCAGGGCAACTACCTGCAAGCTGTCGTAAACGACGCGGTGCAGTGGTTCAAGCCATACGCCAAACACATCGCGCTGATTGGCTATGGCAACCACGAAACAAGCGTGATCCGCCATGTCGAGTTCGACGCCTTGCAGATGTTCGTCACGCTGCTAAACCACGAGTGCGGCACTGACGTTCAGCTTGGCGGCTACGGCGGCGCAATCCTGTTCGGTTTCACGCATAGTCCTAAAGCGAACCACCGGACGCGCTTTGCAATGCATTACTACCACGGATCAGGCGGAGGTGGACCAGTGACCAAGGGCATCATTCAGGATCAGCGGATCATGGCGATGGTTGAAGGCTACGACTGCACGTGGCAGGGTCACGTTCACGAGTTGTACCACCACATCAACGTCATCACATACCTCAACCGCAACGACTACATAATTAAACAACGGCCTCTGCACCAAATTCGTACAGCGACATACAAGGAGGAGTATCAGGGAGGAGTTGGTGGCTTTCACGTTGAGAGATGCAGACCGCCGAAGCCATTGGGTGGCTACTGGATGAAGCTGAAACTGATCCACCTGAACACCAAGAAAATAGACACCCGCGTCATTGATGCGACGTTCACGACGACCAGCACCCGATAGGGTGTAAAGTGGTAGGAGGCGTATTGATTCGTACCTTATGGGGTGTAAAATCAAGACCAATGATATTTAATTTTGCAACCTAAATAGGCCAAATGCGAAACATCAAATACCTTGTCGTTCACTGCACGGCGACACCGCACTCAACGACAATCGATTCGATTCAGAACTACTGGCGGACAAACCTGAAGTGGAAGTCACCCGGTTATCACAAGGTCGTCAAACCCAACGGCGAAGTCATCACGCTGGCACCGGATGACACCGTATGCAACGGCGTTGCCGGCTACAATTCGGTGAGCCTACACATCAGCTACATCGGCGGCGTTGACAGCCGGGGCAACCCGGTTGACAATCGCACGCAAGGCCAAAAAGACGCACTCTCACAGGTGTTGCATGAGTGGCGATCTAAGTACCCATCCGCCAAAATCCTCGGCCATCGTGACTTCCCAAAAGTAGCCAAAGCCTGCCCATCCTTCAATGCGACACAGGAGTACGCTCATATTTAGCCTACTGCTTTTTGGCTGCT